CTCCTGCCTTGGACTTGGCAGTCTGCTCCTCATCTCCCTGATCCATGTAGTGCTGTACATTCTTACTGTAGAGATGTTCAATGATTGCACCATTGATCTCAGGGGTATACGCAAGAGTTGGATCAAGACCCATCATGTCTACGTATTCCATGTCGTCTGTGTCAGGTGTAATGTTATATGATTTACTGTCAGTCATTCTTATGTTTCCTTATTAATCTTTTACAAAGACACCGTCAATCATTCTACCAGAACGTGAGGCTATCTTATTATATGCTTCGTCTAAACACTCAGTCAGGCTGAGACCCCACAGGTGTGCTTGTATTGCAAGAGTAACAACAACGTCACCCATCTCATCCCTTACCTTATCTACATTACGCTGGTCGATAGCGTCAATCATCTCAACAGCTTCTTCTTCAAACTTATTCAGTTGCTTATGGATACGCTTGTAGAGAGCATCAGTATCATCAAGGTCACCTAGGATTCCTTTTGAGTATCCCCAGTCAACAACCTTGCTCTCTAACTCTTCAAAGATTTCATACTTACTCATCATCTGCTCCCTGCTCAATCATTAAGTTAAAGGTCAACATATCCTGAGTGACCTGAATACAACCTACCATTGCTACATTAGACATGGTTCCATTGTACTTCTCGATTAGTTCCTTCAACTCCATCATCATTCCATTCTCTGAGTCAAACTCATGTGGGTTAATCTTAGGGGCATCCGGGTTAACCCCCGGCATCTTGCTTATATTATTCATTTGTTTATGTATCCTCTAGCAGAAGAAGTAGTCGGACGATATGATCTCTGAGATATCTAAAGACCCAAGCACTGGTTGCTTGACCTTATAGTCTACCTTCGAATCTATCATCATGGACTCTATATTATTAAAGAAGTTTTGTTTATTGTACATCATTGCGAACTGCCACTTGGTATGGTCGAGTAGTTTGTTTACATCACATGCGTGAGTAGAGAAGGAGTCATGTATTGCTCCGAAGTCTCCGGGGAAACTCTCGATAACCTTAGCCATATGTGCAGCGTCCATTGAGTGTACAAAGTTAGGTGAACATCCAGATGCAAAGGATCTCCGACAGGGTATCAGGTCTCCACTGGATGTTATTGTGGGTACTTTGATACTGTGACCTATCTGACCAACACCAGATATAGAACTACGGTATGTGACATTCTTCTGTCTCCATACTTCATACAGCACAGGGAATCCAGAAGGAGTCTCCCATTCCGTACATGTATTCCCTTGATCTAACAGGTACTCAGTGATCTTTTGGATGAACTTCATAGTCTTCAGTGGTCCAACACATGTATCATTGATAGCCAGTATCAGGTTCCTTGCAAGTACATTACAATCATCCTCTGTGATGTTATACCTGTCAGTGTAGCCCTCAACCTTACAGTCATGATACATATTAATAGCTATCTTTTTCTGACCAGCTGAGTATGCTCTTGTCATAGAACCACGCTTGGCTATCCCTTTCCTGACAGCCTTCATAGGTATGTTACGTTCACTGAACCAATCAGGCATACGTTCAATCAACCTCTTAGCAACCTGCACATAGAAGTCTTTCTGTATATCAGCAGGCACAAGGGACACCAACTCACCCGCTTGCTTATCCTTAGAGATAGCTGCAAGATGTTGCCATCCATTGTTACTACCATCCACAGGGATAGGAAGATGAGACTTATAGGTCTCACCCTCCGACTTAGCTTTCAGATATCCACTAACATCCATGCAGCAAGCTAGGAAGCTCACAGGTTTCTCTGATTCCATTCTGAAATCTTGTCCAGCACTCAAGCGGTTTATCCAATCGAGATTGTTCAGCGTCCACAGTTCCCTGTCCCTCAGTGTCATCTTGTCTACTGATATGGAAGTAAGTCCTTCGTCTTGTAGATACGCTTTGTAATCCGTAGTTAGCCATTCAGGTAGTTCCTCTATATTATATGATTGATTATAAGAACAAGCAGTGTGTATACATAACCAACGATAACCTGCAGTGTCCATCACTTTCCCTTGCGAGAATAGGAAAAGTCCCTTGGATACATCAGATCCTTGGAAGTTCAAGAAGGATTCAGTGTAGTAAACCCGACCCCTGTAGTCACACTCAACCATCTGATAGAACTCTTGATCAGAGATAGCATGTACCTTTGCAAGTACAAACCTCATCTCAATAGCCTTTGACCTAGCCTTCATATCTGTGTCATCTAAGTCGATGAACTTCTCAAGGTTAGACTCAAGTGCTTTAGCAAGAGGGATGTTAAGCTTCCATGCAGTTGACTGTAACTTATTCAGGGCAGATACAAAGGGTCTCCCTATAAGCTCCTTAAAATCACTCTCGGAGTTCATACGCTTTATATAAGGCCGGTTGGTGAACTCGTTACGTAGCCCTGTGATTGCCCTTGGTTTGATGAAAGAAGTCCCTAGAAGGGTGTGTCTCTCGTACTCAGGGGGTAGGTCACCAAGCTCTGTCCACCTCTCAGTGAGTTCTATTATGTACGGAGCCCTGAACCCCTCGTACTCCCTCTTGATATCTATGAACCCTAATTGATACATTGCTTCCATGAACAGATCACCAACTGAGAGAAGCTCTTGGTAGTTTGTGTTAGTGATACCCATGTGGGAGATCACACTCAATCCTACGGATGTTGATGTTACTGTTAACTTGAAAGGTGCTCCAGTCTTCCTGCGACTCTTCTGATATACAGATGAAGCAGCAGACACAGCTCTCACTATAAGGGAAGCCATCTCAACCCCGTAGGGCTTAGCCATCTTGATAAGACGAGCCCCTTCATGGGGCCTCCCCTTCTGATTCATGGCACACTTCTTCTCGATGTACTCAGTTACTTCAGCTATTGCTTTACTCATGTGGGTAAACTCAATTGTAGTTATCGAAATCCATTTGACCTTTCAGTCGTCTTGTCACTGTATCATAGTATGCAGAGCCAGCATCCCCAGTCCTACCTGTGAAGCGTGACTTAAGTACCCTTAGTTGAATCATGTTACGCTCATCTTCCTCCTCGGCAATAAGGTTCCTTGCAAATGTAACGATATCAAATGAGATCTGCTTGATACTACCAGATCCTTTGATGTCATCAATAGATGCAAGGTGCCCCTCTTCAAAGGACTTACCTTGTGACTTACGTAAGTGACTGATCAAACCTAACCATACGTTGTGCTTCTTAACTATCTTTAGGAGATCCGACATAATAGAATCGATAGCTTCATTTCCAGTCTTTCCACCTGCACCCTCAGAGACTGCAATGGTAATATGGTCAAGTATAATGTACTGACATCCAAGAAGGCATAGGTTTTCAATCTGATCAATAAGACTAGAGTCTGACACTGCTCCATTATGGTCAAGGAGGATAAGTCTTTCATTGCCGAATACTCTATCAAAAGCTTGTCTCTCCTGCTCAACAGTAGGATTCTCTGGTGTGAACATCTTAATAAACTTCTCTGCAGAATCCCCGATACTTTCTTCAAGAGACACAAGGCCGATACTATCATCTGTACTATTCTCCAATTCTAATATGATCTCTTTGATCATTGTTGATTTACCTGAACCTGTACCTGAGGTGAACAATACTATCTCACCTTTACGCATACCATCAAGCTTATCATTGAGACCTTCAAGACATGATGGGTATGGTACTGATTCAACTAACTTACGCTCTTGATACGCCTCCCATATAGCCTCACCACGTACTATAGATGCAGGTGTGTACGCCCTTGCATTGAACATAGCTTTCTCTATAGCCTTAGGACCATGCTTGATAAGGGTATCACATGGGTCGTTCTCAGGTAGGTGTGCAACCTTAACCTTATCCCACCCAATGATCTTAGCAGCCTCAACTACAGCCTTATCACCAGCATCATCTTTATCAAACATCAGTACGACATTACCAAACTCACGTATCCAATCACGATTATGAACAAGGATCTTCATATTAGATGAGGATGGCAGTGATACTACAGGGAATATAGTGTTACGTAGTGACATATTAGATTGAGCCACAGCGAGTGCATCAAGTTCACCTTCAGTGATGATCAAGTGTTTACCACCAGAAGGGAACTTAGATTGACCAAACAACTGAAGATCTCGGTTCTTCATATCACCCAGAGAACGGAAGTCTTTAGGCAACACCCTCTTCTTGTATGAAGTTACCTTATCATTTACAGTGTACGGATAGTAGTGTGCTTCTATACTACCATTGCCACTGTAGCTGACCTTCATATCAAAGAACTCTGCAACAGTCTTTGTGATTTCTCTCTCACGGACACCCCGTGTGTCGTATGTTTGTATCTCTTCTATAGACTCTACATTCATCTCGTAGTCTCGTTGGTTATGCTTTGGTTTATATTCAATTGGACTGTCATATTGGTTTAGGAAACTTGTCTTAGTACATGAGAAGCAGTACACCCTGCCGTCCTCATACTCAGCCGCAGCATCCGATGAGGAGCAGTGGCAACAAGCTCTGTATCCAACTAACTTACCCATCAGTTCCACCTACTTTCTTTCATTGATCTTGAAGCTAGTCTTCGATCACTTGCTTTCTGTTTCTTGTTCAGTCTCTCCTGCTTCTTGTCCTTTGGTTTTGATAAGTACTCTTCCGCTTCTGTATAGTTCATCGAGTCTGCTCTTTGTTTCATCTGATATTGCTTCTTTAGGAATGAATTTAACTGCTCCGATCTGTCTGTTCAGGTATAAGGGTACACCTTCTGGACACTTCTCTGTTAGTACATCTAAGTACCACTGCACTTTACACTCTGCAGCTGTGAGACCACCCCTTGTTTCAAAGAGTTGGATGATCTCCATGGTAGCCTTGGATCCTTCCTTCAGTAAACCATTGATATGTTTAGAGGAACTTGTGTACTTCTTCCAGTTAGATTCCTTGTCTCTCTTAGTTTTCTTATATGAGTGGAACTGTTTCTTACCTATGTACCTTATGGGATTACCCTCGGGGACAGAGACAGTGATCATGTAAACGAATCCGAAGTAGTCATCTACCTCGAACTCATCTCCTTCATACTTCCAATGACCTAAGCTCATGCGTCTCGGAGCTCGTCAAGTTCAGCACCTAACTTAAACAGTAAGTCCTCAAGATGATCAACCTTCTTAAAGATTTCAACGAAGGTTTCATGACAGTCTTCCCAGAGTACTACTTCCACACCATCTACTTTGTAACTACCAATATTATTAATCATTGAACACTTCCTCTATTGTTAATTGTTTAAACCCATCCCACGTACGTCTCATGTACAGCAGGTTAAAGCATACCTCAAGTTTACCTTTCCAATCTCTTGGATGATGGTCACGCCATGTATTTGCAACAGTCTCTAACATATCTTCGGTTGCCACTCCATCAAGTATCTTCTCAGCTTTCTTTGGGCCTATACCCTTGAGACCTTGGATGTTATCCGTGGAGTCTCCTGTAAGCATCTGTATACACATCTTGTAGTGTCCTTCATCAGCATCAATGAAGTATGTCTGCTTCTTATTAAAGTTGTAATGCCAACCGGGGACCATGTCAATATCTTTATCGATATGAGCTATGACAAATAGATCACCAGCTTCATACGCTTCCTGTGCCCAGATGGATACAACATCATCAGCCTCACAGTTGTCTGACTTGAAACACCCAGACTCCCATGCATACTCAGTGATTGCCTGACGTCTGTCAAGAACCTTTGGATCTACCTTTGAGTTACCTCTCTGGCCCTTGTAGTCCTCAGCTATATCATACCTGAAGTTACCCTTACCTTTCACAGCAACGTACCCTGAGACACTGTTAGTGTCCCTCATAATAGCATCTATTGCCTTGTCGAAATAACTCTTACCCTGTGTGACCGAGTCAGTTGTGACTGCTATCCTGTAGATTATTGAGTCAGCGTCTATGAAACACTTGTCAAACTCCATCTCGGATTCAGTGCAGTCCTTACTGAACATCTCGAATACTGCATCGTTATTGTTGAACATGTTATAGCATCCATATTAAACTATTTTCATCATCTTGCTGATGACCATAAGGTGTCAATCGGAACTCCGAGAGACGACTAAACCGAGGGGTTCCTTTTGTTACAGAGGTTGAGATCTCACTTTCTATTTGCTCACGCTTAATAAGCGCATAGTCTTTCTTCCTGAAAGAAAACCTAGCGTTCGTTGAGTAGTATGATTCTATATCCCCTCCATCAACTGATTGACCACTAACATAGGAGCCAACAGAGTTTCGTCTAATGAAGCCCAACAACTCTTCATAGGATGCCCTCAGGTCAGCTGCTAACTCTAAAGCTCTTTTAAGCTCAGAGTATGAACCAAGGTAACCTTCTTCTTCTTTATCATTGAACATAATTATTACTCTTCTTTAAATTATCAGATGCCTTAAGGATCTGTAAGTTATTCTCCACATGAAATCCACTAACAGTCTTACCTTGCAGTGGAACTATGTGATCTACATGATGTGATCTCTTACCATACTTACAGTTAAGTTCAGCACACTCCTCATAGATCAACCTTATAGATGGTAGGTCAGCCCATGAGGGAGTCCTCTGTTTCTTACTGACTTCCCTTAGTCTGTTGATATGGTTGACATATCCGATATTATCTTTCTTCCATTGAAGTTTCCGGATAGCT